ACGCGGTACTTGATGTCATCGGTGTCGAAGTCGCCTTCGAACGGGCTGATGGCCCCGCCGCCAATGCTGATCTTGTCCGAGGCTTTCATGCAGACCTCGGGGGCCTCATGGCCGGCCAGGCGGTCCATCTGGATGCTGCGGCCCTGGCTGGGCTCGGCGAACAGGTACCAGGTGGTGTCGCCGGTGCCGGAGGTATCCACCACCTCGAGGTACGGGTCCACGTGCAGCTTGATGCCCAGCTGCGGCACGATGTTGGTCACGGGCACCGGGACCGCGGATGCCAGCTCCTGCTGCATGGCCGAACTCAGGATGGCCCGGGCGGTGAACTCCAGGCTGGTCGGCACCACCAGGTGCACACCGCGCACGGCGATGGGCTCGCCGTTGGGGTCGGTCTGCAGCGCCATGAGCTGCAGCGTGGTCTGCAGGTTGGCGATGGTCAGCGGCAGCACGCCGGTGTTGGTGACGTTCTGGCCGTCCACGTCGGCGATGGGAGCGCCGAACAGACCGGCAGCCGGGCCGGTGGCGGAGCTGTACAGCTCGGTCACGTGCCGGGCCTCAGTGCGGATGGCCGCGTTGGCGAAACGTTCGGCGATGTCCGCGAACGCGCCCATGGAATCGTTGATGACCGACTCCCACGAGATATCGAACTGGCGGCCATACTTGGCGAGCGCGTTGGTGTACGCGCCGGTGCCGGACGGCGTGGTCAGGTAGGGGGCCTTCTCCGCGACCTGCGGCAGCAAGTTGTCCTGGCCGTAGACCTTGTGCTTGTTGTGCTGGTTGAAGTTGGGCAGGGTGCCGGTCGGGCAGTACGCCTTCCAGTCGGGCACGTTGATCTGCCACTTGGCCAGCATGTCGTTCTGCACGAGCACCCCGAACAGGGTGGGGAAGTCGCTGGTGGTGATGGCCTCATGCAAAGCGTGCTGGTGGGCGTAGTGGCTCATGCTGTACTCGTTGCGCACGAGCCGCAGAGCCTCGGTGAGCTGGGCCTCGGAGTAGCGTTTCGCCGTGACCGGCGAGAAGCCCCTCCAGTTTTCCATGAGCTGCAGGAACTCAGCCATGTGATTGACCTCCATGGTCGGGCGGGCATAAAAAAAGGGCCGCTCGAGAAGCGGCCCTTCGGGGCGGGGGAGCTGTTCGGTCAGGGTCTACGCGATGAAGCTGTCGACCGGGATCACCCGGTAGTAGATGCGAATGTGGATCTCGTTGTCGTTGGCAGCGTTGCCCGCGATCTCATCATCGAGGTTGGTGATGACCACGGCTTTATTCTCTTCAGGCTCGAAGGTCTCCGCACGCTCGAAGGTGATGTAGCGGGTCTCGTCGTTGGCCTGGTCGATGAAGCCGGTCGATTCGATCTCGTGCATCTCCGCGCCGCCGTCCCAGCCGATGGACAGGTCGTCGGCCGTCTCCGTGAACACGTTGGTGCCGCCGTAGGACAGGTGTATCACGGCGGAGATGGGCACCACGGCCAGGTCAGCACCGGGGGCGGCGATCAGTGTGATGGGCGTGGCCTTGAGCGCCTTGACGTCCGCACTCTCCAGCTTGACGTCCGCGAACTTCATCACGGTCGGATCGAGTTTGTCCTCGTTGATGAAGTTGTCGGCGAACAGCGCCCGGGTGGCGGCATCGGCCGCAAAGGCCCCGTTCTGCACCGCGTCCAGCAGGAAGGCGTTGGTCATGCTGTTGGCACCAAACACAGACAGCGCCGTGGCGGCGTCAAAGACACCAGCCGCGAACAGCGCCCGCCCGGCCGCGTTGGCAGAAATGACACCCGGCACCAGCGCAGCGGTATTGACGGTGCCGGCCCCCAGAGCGGGGTGCGGGCAGTGGAGCACCTTGATGGTGGCAGTGAGACCCGCACCCACCGTCTCCAGGGCGATACCGTAGGGGGTGCCCGTGGTCAGGTTCTCCAGGCGGTCGTTGGCGTCCACGTAGTACACGGTGTCGCCCACGGCGATCCCGGCCACCACATCGGTGACGGGGTGATCGGCCACGTACATGCCGAAGTCGACCACGGTCTCGGTGGCGGCCACGCCGCCGTCGCCTTCGTCCAACATGGCGATGCCGGTCATGCTGCCGAAGCGGACCGGGTCGCCGGAGTCGGGCGCGGCCGGGTCGGTGACGACCACCGGCCAGGTCAGGCGGTTCAAAGACACAACGATGTTGTCTGCCATCTCGGCTTACCTCCCGCTCGCCACCTGGGCGAGCTGCTCAGCGGTCGCTTCGTCGTACCCCTCGGAGCGATACTTGGCCTTCCATGCCTCGAAGAGCTGGCCACTCTCGGGCTGACCGGCCTCGCCGCCCATGCCCTTGACTTTGCCGGACTCGGTGACAGCGGCGTACTCCTTGAGGGCCTCCGCCGCCAGATTCTCAGCCGCTTCTTTCAGGGCCTCAGTGTCGAGCGCCCCGTCTTTCAAGGGCAGGCTCTTCACGGCTTCTTTGACCAGGCGAGCCCGGGTAAGCTCATGCAGGTCTTCGCGGGCGTGGATCACGCTTTCGGCTACCTCGGTGGCCTTAGCGATGACCTCCGCCTCCTTCAGGCGTGCGTTCTCCGCCTCCAGCGCTTCCGCGCGCTCCTTGGCGGCCTGTGCCTCCGCCAGCGCGGCATCCCGCGCAGCTTCAGCTTCTCTCAGTTTGGTTTCGTCCACGTCTTCACCTCCGCTGTGCGGTTGTGGTTCCACGACGCGGGATCGCGCCGCTTCGTACAGGGATAGGATCTGGCCACCGGCCCCGGGCGTGGTCACAAAGTCCACGCTCTTTGCGGCCACGATGGAATCGATAATGGGCGTCTTCTGTCCGGCGACCTCGCCCACGCGGTACTTGCCCATGGCGTTGATGGAAACGCCGATGTGGGGGGCCAGCTCTTCCACGAACGGCTTCCAGGGGTCAAAGACCTTCGCGTCCGCGTAGAGCCCGGGCCCGGCCACGCCGGCGGACTCATAGCGGGCGTCGGATACCAGCTCCGCTGCCAAGTCACGGAGCGAGCGCTCAGGGCGCTCGGCTTCTTCAGTGGGCGTCGGATGGTCAACGTACATCTTGGTCCCGGCGCGGAACACGCCCGGACCATCGCGCTCGAGCACCTCGGCCGGGTAGTAACCGCTGGAGCCTTGGCCGGGGGCGATGATCTTCACGGCCATGGTGCCATTCGCGCCTACGGCCTTCTCGACCAGGGGGACAAAGTCGCCGGAGAGGGTGAGGTCCTCGGCCTCAGCCGTGGGTTCTTCGGCGTCGCGCTCGAGGATGGCGCGGATCTCCGCCAGCTTGGCGCGGGCCTGTTCATCAAGTTCCATCAGGACCTCCCTTGCGGGGTAGGTTTGCGCTGGTAAAGGGCCGTGCAGCGGCAGGCCACATGCCCTAGTGGCCGATCATGGCCTGACGGGAAAGACGAACCCAGTGGTATCCAACCCGCCGCCTCATTCTGGCGGCACAGGTCGCTGACCCTCGAATCCTTCACTGTGCTCCACTTCTTTTCCATCTGGATCCCGGCGTCCTGCAACTGCCGACCGACAGTAAGAGAGCCATGCTCATAAGCTTCTCCAGCTTCCTGCACCGCCACCAAATGCGCCCGGCTCTCGATATGGCGCTGGGGCATTCCCACCGCGAACTCTGAGAAACGGCTGCTGATCTCTTCGGCCACCTGGTCATAGGGCAACCCCAGTTCCATCCCCCGCGTCACCATGTCGTGGATGACCTTGCGCGTGGTCTGGTTGATCATGGTCACGCGCTCGGCTCCGTACTGCTCCAGGAATGCCACCGCGCGGGGGTTGGCCAGGCTGAACGAGATGTCAGCTCCGAGATCGGCAATAGCCGCCCGGGCACCCGACTGGATAGCCGCCTCCACCAGAGCCTGGATAGGCTCCTCAAAGAGCTGCAACGTCTGCAACTCCGCCTCTGCGAAATACTGCTCCCAAGGGAGAGCCAGCGCGGCGTCTCCCGGCGGCGGCGGGGGCTGTGGGGGTGGGGGCGGCCCCTCGCGCAATCCCGCTTCTCTGGCCGCCGTATCCCACAACGCCACAAACACCCTGCCCTGCTCCTGAAACGCCCGAGAAAGGGCACTCTCGGCGCGCTGGGTGGCTTTGGCCAGCGCCCTCTCGCGCCGGGTGCGCGCTACCGCCTCCAGGAAGCGGTCCAGGATGGGCAGCAGCTCAGTCGCGCGCAAGGTCGGCCACCGCCTCGCGCAGCGTCCGCACCGCCTCCACGAACGACTCCTGCGCCTCCGTGCCTGCCTGCCGGTCCTCCCAGCCCTCGGGGAAGAGCGCGGCCAGGATTTCGTCCACGTCATCCTCACCCAGCGCCGTCAGCAGCATACGAGAGACCGTGGGGAGATCCATAGTCCCGGCCAGCGCCTTGCCGTCCAGGGTGGCAGAGGTGACGATGGCGCCGATGGTGTGGTCGATATCGCGCTCCAACACGGGTGGGAAGTCCACGTCCAGGTGCCGCGCCTTTTCGTCCAACATCACGGGCAGCGGACCGCTGGGGGCCGCCATGGCGCGCTCGATGGCGTACTGGATCAACTCCTTCAGCCAGTCCTCCCACAGTAACTGCCGGTCGCGGAACTTGAGTTCGGTAGGCCGGTCCAGACTCTTGGCCGTGGCCAGCGAACCCACAGAGGCGTCTCCGAAGAATGTCTCGGGTAGGCCCATGGCGGCGGCCACCATCAGCAGCATGCGGCGGCCGTCCTCGGTGGAGGTGGTGGCGCCCGCCGTGCGGATGGGTTGCAGGTCGCTTCCCTCCGCCATGATGGCCATGGCCCCGGCCACGGGCGGCGGGTTGGTATCGTAGAGCGAGGCTCCCACACCGGTATTCATCTTGGCCTTGGCGGCGGCCACGCCCGCCTTGCCCCCCGGGGTCTTGCGCTTCCAGGCAAACCGCGCATAGGAGCGCACAATAGTGGCCCAGTCCTCGAGGAACTCCTTGTAGGCGCGGGACCAGTCCAGGCCGGAGAAGACCTCGGGCACGCCGAAGCGCATGTGGGCGAAGCCCCCGACCTTCACATGGTGGATACACACGCTCCAGTCAACGGAGTAGGTGCGTCCGCCCACGCTGTAGAGCTTGGGCTTACCCGCTGGGTCGTACTGCCAGTCGGGCAGCAGCACCTCCTGGCGGCGGTTGCGGGCGTCGTTCCAGGCGCGCAGGTAGAACCAGGGCTCTCCCCGGTCGTCGGGGTTGGTCACGATGTCCCGGATCTCCTCCGCCGGGAAGCAGCGCACCCGCACCGCCCCGGTGGCGATGTGAGTGAAGATGGCCGTGAACAGGTTGCCGGCCACCTGCAGCTCCACTTCCTTGGCACCAAGGGCGAACTGCCGGAACTCGCTCTTATTGGCAGCCAGGAACGCCTGCACCACCTCGTTGACCTGCTCATCTTCAGCCCGGATGCTGACACCCTGCCCGAACACGTAGAGGCGCTGCACTTCCACGCCGCGGCTGATGAGCGGGTTCTTGAGGTAGCTGTAGCGGGCGATCTGCGTGATGCGATCGAGGCCCTCGCGGGAGAACTCGCGCTCGCCCTCCAGACCCATGCGTATCCAGCCAACGTCCTCAAGGGCCTGCTCCAGCTCCGCCAGGCGCTCATGGAGCAGCTCCACCTCGGGCGAGTCATAAACCACCGGCGTCGGGGCGCTGCCTCGGAAGATGTCAAGAAAGCCCATGCTCACCTCGATCAATACGGGCTGATGCGGACTGGTTCGTAGTACTCGACCACCTCTTCATAGGATTCCCCTAGTCCCAGCAGGCGGTTGAAGGCGCCGCTGCTACCGTCCACCTGGTCGTCATGCAGGCCGTTGGGAAACACCGTCAGCTCATCCAGGTAGCGCTCGTTCCAGTCGCCGCGTACCAGCTTCACGTTACCCGCCTCACACTGGGCGGCGAAGGGCTCCGCTCTGACTTCCTTGGGACCCGAGGGGCGCTCGGCATGGACGGCGTACCCGGCCAGGTTGCGGATGGTGTACTCGGCGGAGTCCTTCCCCCCCGACCCCGGTTCCTGCTCCAGCCAAATCTCCACCGGTCCGTAGCGCTCGCGATCAGCCTCGGCTGTGCGACGAATGACGGTCTCGCGCTCTAGGCTGCTCCACTGGCCGCGTACCACGTCCTCAACGTACCAGTAGGAGCCGGGCACCCAACTCATGAGCACACCCGCCGTGTAGTCCCCCCCGTCGCGGGTGCCGGCTTTATCCCAGTAGCGCACGCGGTAGGCCCGTGCGGCAGACGCTGGCACGATCTCGAACCAGTGGCGTTTGAAGCGGTTCCCCTCCGGCGATCGCGGAGTGCCTTGGTACTCCGACGCCCAGGCCAGCGAGCCCACGTCGCGCCGGAGTGACTCCAACTCCGGCTTGCTGTACCGGGCCGGGGCCAGGGGCTCTCCCTCAGCACGCCCCAGCGGGTCGCCCTCGCCTTCGGAGAGCGCCGGCAGGCGAAGTACCGTCCACTCACCCTCATCGCGGGCCAGAAGCCGACCGGCAAGATCGTCTTCGTGCCAGCGGGTCATGATGAGCACTATGGCTCCGTCCTCCCAGATCCGTGTCCGGAAGGTGCCCCGGTACCAGTCCCAGGCCCGGTTGCGGTAGGTCTCTGACTGCGCCTGCTCCCAGTTCTCTACCGGGTCGTCGATGATGCCCAGCATGGCCCCGTGGCCGGTGATGGGACCTCCGACCCCTGCCGCCACCAATTCGCCGCGATGTGGTGCCGCCAGTCCCCAGTTGTTGACCGCCCGGCTCTCGGGGTTGGTGCCGACGCCGGGAAACAGACCGGCAAACTCTTGGCTCTCCACCACCTGCCGGGCTTGGCGGCTCTTGGAGTACGCCAGGTCGGCCGCGTAACTGGTGATGATTACCGGGTCATCGGGACGCCTGCCCATCCAGTAGGCCGGGAAGCGCACGCTGGTCAGTTCCGATTTGCCGTGCTGCGGAGGGGCGAAAATCATCAGACGGCGGATGTCGCCAGCAATCACCCGGTCCAGGTGGGCGGCAACGAGACGATGAAATGGCTCGGCTTGGTAGCGGGGAAAAGTATGCTGCGTGAAACCGATAAGGCTAGTCTGCGCCTGCTGCTTCTGGGCCCGCAGCTTCCGCCGCAGTTGCTCCTCCCTCAGCGCTCTCCGCCTCAGCAATGGCGCGCTCGAGTTCTTCGTCGGAGAGGTGCGAGAAGTCATACTCATGCTGGATCGGCCCTCCCTCCGGGCCGGAGAGTTCGCGGCGAACAGGCGCATACAGCCCCAGGTACTTGGCGCGAATGTCTAGGCAGCGCAGCAGTCGGTCGATGGCTCCCAGGTGCCCGGCCTTGACCTGTGCCCACAGCGCCAGGATGGCCCGCTCCACACGCATGAGGTCGATCTGGCGCAGCGATTCGGCGTCCTCCTCGGTCCGAGCGCGCTCGCGGTCCAGGCAGCGCCTGACCAGTCGGTACGCGCCCGACTCGCTCATCTCCAGTTGCTCGCCAATCTCCGCGTAGGTGGCGCCGGCCAGGCGCAGGGCGATGCCCTTGCGCTCGCGCATCACACGCTCAACTGCTTTGGGTGTGGCCTTCGTTGCCATCCAGCACCCCCTTCTTACCCGTGAACTCCTCCCAGCGCCGGACGATCACGTCGCAGTAGCGCGGGTCAATCTCCATGCCGTAACACACACGCCCCGTCTGCTACCGTCGCCTTTGGCTCCCAGCGCTTGGCCGCGCACCCGGGACAAGAGTGCTCCAGCTCGGCAAGGGCTGCTTCCCGGCCGCAATAAGCGCACACGTAGCGCATAACCGCCCAGCAGTCACCTGTCACGATAGGCGGCTTCAATGCCATCCCACCCCCCCGGAATTACGAAAGGCCGCCCATCCGGACGGCCCCAAGAGCGCAGTTACTCCACCTGCATGTCTGTACCAAACTGTACCAACTACCCGCCCGCCCGTCAACTGGTAGCGTCCGCTGTACGCCGTTGGCGGCCAAGGTGGGCATGGCAAATGTCCCGAACTGTGCTCTTGGAGCACCTCAAGCGCTTGGCGATCTGGGCGTAGGTGTGACCGGTCATGCGCAGACGGAGCACCTCCGACTCACGGCCGCCTGCCACCAACCGCTCTCCCTCGGCCACCCCGTGCCACGGCGTGTAGGTGGGTACGTCATCGGGGATGTCCCGCGCCATGAACTCGATGCCCCGCTCGGACAGCTCCGCCTGCGTCCCCCGATCGAGCCAATCTAACGGCGGGATGAAGATGTAGCGGGCCTGCACGGCACGCGCCTGGTCGGGATGGTGCAGCCGCAACCGGGCCAGAGCCCACCCCACGGCATACAGACGATAGCGCTTAGAGACCTGGCGCTGGTAGATGAACCAGCGCTCCTCATCCTCCGAGCAGCGAGGTGGAGCACAGGCGGCGAGGATGCTGTCGCGGGGATAGTCGAGTGTGCTGCCGATCTTGCCCATGTCCAACATGCGGAAGTGGTCCTCCAGCAGGAAGAGCACGCTCTTGATCGCCTCACACTTCTCAGCGAGCGTCTGCATCTTGATCCGGGTTGTGGGTTTGCCCATCGCTCATCTCCGCCTCCCCTTCTTCGCCTCCGCCTGCGCCTCTCTCTTGCACGGCTGCTCCCGCATCAGCCGAGCGATGTCGTCCGTCCGCAGCGCGCTCCGCTCCACTGTGGCCTCCACTGTCATGCCCCCGACTTTCTCGATGCAGAGCGTCCGTCGCCCGGCGAACAGCATTCGGCACTCGCGCCAGAACCGCTCAATGGCGTCGTCGAGGGTGGGGTCGGGGGGCCTCATGCGGCCACCTCGTGCTCGCTATCCAACACTCGGAACGTCTGAGCGCCCCCGTCAAATGTGAACTTGACGGATCCCTGCTCTCCCATCCTCGCCTTTGCTACCACAAACTCCCCGTTGGGCAGCACCGTCCGTGTCTGCTCTTCGCGCTCACGATGTACGAAGATCACCTGGTCCGCGTCCTGCTCCACCGACCCGGAGTCTCGGAGGTCATCGAGCGCCGGCACCGCGAATCGTTGGCTACGGTCCGCCCGGCGTAACTGCGACAGACAGAGCACGGGGATCTCCAACCGGCGCGCGATGTCCTTCAGCGCGTGGCTGTTGCGCGTCGTGCCCTCCAGGCGTGAGTCACGGCCGATGTCCAGAAACTGCAGGTAGTCAACAACCAGCAGGCCTGGGTCGTACGCGGTCGCCATGGCCTCGATCTCCGCCATCTTGCGGGTGTAGGCGATGCCAACCCAGTCGTACGCTTCCACCTCGAGCGCTCGGTCTACGGCCCGCTCGTCGTCAACTCCGGCGCGACCAGCATAGAAGCGGCGCCCGCTCAGACCCCAGCGTTGCGCTACCCGTACGCCGATTTCGTCCGGCGACATCTCGCAGGAGACGAACAGCACGCGCTTTCCCGACCTGGCCGCCGTGACCGTGATCTCAATAGCAGCAGCCGTCTTGCCCATGGAGGTGTAGCCGGCCAGGTAGCAGAGCCACCCAGGACGAAGTCCTCTGGTCATCCACGTGACACGGCTCCATGGAAAGTCGATTCCTCTCGGGAGTGGATGCCGGGTGTAGTGCTTGACCTGAGAGAGCGCACTCCGCAGTGTGACAATGCCCTGCAGGGCTTCCCCGGGGGTCATCGGTGTTTCTACCGGCGTCTCTTTGGCTTCCCGCTTGCGTTGCGCCCTCCCTCGGGCACTGCAAATACTGCGGTCTACCTCTCGCGGCCGCAGTCCTGAGCGCTCACCCGCCAACGTCAACCGCTCCGCCCACCTGTCGAGGACGCCGGCATATGCCAACGCTAGGGCCAGGTGATAGAGGGAAGCATTACGCTCTCCCTTCTCCGTCTTCTCCAGTGCTCGGACGGCCACCTCGATCATGGCTTCGTCTCCGCTGGTCCGGAAGTGCATCACCGCTTCCTTTACGGCTTCAGCGGCCGGCGGGTCGTATCGCTTCTCACCCGTGCCGTCGATCCGCGCTCCCCATTCAGCCATGACCAGCAGGTCCTCTGCGGCCACCTCCGCCGGAAGCTCACTCGGTACGCCTTGCGCGTAGAGGAAGGTGTAGTGCTTGCCGCTGGGATGTCGGGACGGAGGAACTACCGAGTAGCACTCGTTCCAGCGCAGCTCGAGGTGATCAGTGCCTTCGTAGGGGGCCTTCAGCACTCCAGCGTCCGCCTCGAGGTCTGGGCAGCGTACCCATATCTGGAAGCCGTGCCCGGTGCGCACGGCCCACGGGTAATCTGATGGCAGCCACAGGAAGTCGAGCAGCTCTTGCAGCACCGCCACGTCTGTACATCGGTCCGCGTCGATGTTTACCAAGTGCTCGGACACAGGACCGGCGATCACCCCGATGCCCTTGGCGTCGTCCCAGGCGAACGCGCCCACGTCATCGGCGGTTTGCCGCTCGTGCTTCCACCGATCCCACGTGTCCACAATGGGCCGCTTCTCGGCACCTATGGGGAGCACATTGAGACCGAGGCTGTGGTAACTCTGAGCCAATTGCAGCTTAGTCGCCATCGAACCACTCCTCCTCAGAGGTGATGACCTGTCGGCATCCAACCATCTCCGGTTTAGCCCGAGCGATGAAGCGCTCCACGTGCACATCGTCCCGACATATCAGCTCGAGCTCGTCGTACACCGTCCCTGTCTCGTTCTGGCCCATGTTGTGCGGACTGGCCCGGCATCCGTCCACGGCACGTTTGAGCTGGTCCACGGTGTAGCCGTCTTTCAGCCGACCCACCACAGCCCGATAGCGCTTGGACTTGCTCTTGAACTTGGCGTCCGGGTGCTGCATCACTTCTCGCCAGTGGTCGAACACCTCCGTGGCCGCTTCCGACCAGCGGTCGGACGGCGTGCCGTTCGACATAGGGGTTTTAATTGGTCTGGTCTGGTCTTTTGCGCGCGCGAGGTCCCGAAGAGTTGGGACACTGTCCCCAGATTCCGGGACACCGTCTCCGTTGTTGGGGACATCGTCGGTTTCGTGTCCCCGACTTCTGGCCCGCTGTGCCCGCTTCTTTGCTGCCGCTTGGACACGCGCTCGGAAGGCGTCTCCCTGGTTGTCTTCCCAGTCGTGGATGACCAGCCTTCCCTCGATCTTGGCCAGAAACCCGAGTTTCTTTCCGCCGCAGTTGATGAGACTCTCCACGAAGATATCTGGGTCACCCGTCCAACCTGCAGCGTCGGCGATGTCCTCCGGCTCAAAGTCCTCAATGTCGCCGTCAGGTGCGTAGTCTAGAGCCCAGTACCAAAGGCAGTGTAGGTAGCCGATGACGTGGGGTGGCTCCGCGTCCAACATTCGTGCCAGCCGGCGCGTCTTGGGGTGGTCGCGGAGCCCCACTTGTGAGGGGATCCAGTCGGTCATAGGTCCTTCTCCGGATGCGCCCTCTGGTGGCATTCGCTGCAGACCGAGACAAGGTTGTAGGCGTGTTCCCAGCTTCTCGGTTCGTAGCGTTTTCGGTACTGACGGTGATGGACAGTTGTTGCCTGTCGAGTGAGGCATGACTGGCACATATAGCCGTCACGTCGCAGCACGCGCTCTCGCAAGCTTTGCCATTCCGGTGATCGCAGATAGGCGTTGTAATCAGCCCACCACTGCTCTTCTTCGGTGGGTTCCAGGATTACCAGTTGGTTTACACGCTGGAGCATGGCGAGCTTGATAGCCTCGGTATGTCCCCAGTGGGTTTGTCGGTCTACCCGCTCCGGCGCCGATGCCCGTTCCTCGTCGGTGAGCGATGAGTATTTGATGGCCGATGACAGATGAGACCAGCAGCGGGCACACTGCGTCTGATAGACAATGACGCCGTTCGATTGTCGGAAATGCACCAGCATGGGCTCGTGCTCGCAGTCCTTGGCACCGATGTACTGGTAGATCTCATGAAGGATCTTCGGCCGGCTCTCGTGGGTAACTGGACCGTGCTCCAGCAGGATTTGACGCAGCCGCTGTTCCCAGTCGGCATAGTAAGGGGGCGAGTCCCCCAAAGAGAGTTCGCCTCGTTCGAGGCTGGATAGGGTACGATTACCCATGCGGCACCTCCGGTGCAGTCGGATGTGTGACCGCCACGGCCGGGGAGTGTTTGCGCACTTGCCCGGCCTCTTTGTGGCTTCCGAGATTATACCCCCTCCGGGTGCCATCATCCATCAGTCGGCCTCCCCGTCGTCTCCGTGGATCTCGCTCTCCTGTTCCTCCTCCGCCATCTCCCGGATGTACGCCGCAAGCTGCGGCCAGTTGGCGTCAAGGCCATTGGCGCGATGCGCCAGTATGAGCGGCTCATACCGCGCCCTCCTACCTCGCCCGCCAGCACTGCTCCATCATGGGGCCACACGTACACGGGGAT